GGTAGTCTGAATACCATTGCCGTTGATTATGAAATCACTAGTCATATTCTGGAAAAAAGTTGTCGTATCTAATTCATATGGTTGGTGCCCTTTAATCTGTATACTAATATGATGATAGCGATCTGGATTAATCTTGGTTAGTTCTAGATAAACTCCATCGGGTTGATTTGTCAAAGAGTAGACATTATTTTGAATTCTTATATTTCCATCATGATACCATTCTTCTACAACCCCCCCTCCACTAATACTTTCGGATTCATATTCGCCCTTAAATGCCGTCGGAGATGCAACTTCTTGAGCAAGGATATCACCAAACCTTTCGAGTGGTTTTCCGAGACCAAACGGAACTCTTTCTCCGAATTTTTGAAAATGACTGCCAATTTTATGTCTTTTGCGGCTACCAGGAAAATATTTATCCCAATTAAGGTACCTACAAGTAATATCTATAACATTGATATGAATATCTTTACCAAAAAAACGCATTAATTGTGCCATAATAGTAAAAAGTGTTGTTATCGTAGCGTTGCTCGTATCATTAGAATTTGGCGTTCTTGCAGTACTTAAACTTATTTTCAACATGGACAACAACGAAATTGGTACATTACTACTACCGGACCCTGGTGTAAGTTTAGGGTCTATACTGTTTGCAATATCTAAGCTTGCATCTACGAGCCATACGCCAAACTCATTTCTTTCACTTACTGAATGACGTCTTTTGTTAGAATTAATCGGATTGGCTGTAAAATAATATTGTCTGTCAGCCATTATATTCGTTGGAAGAGGAAACCAATTCGCATTTTTTTTTCGTGGAATTCTTTGATATTCGTTTGGGCGGTCATCAATATGTTCTTCATGACCTTTTTCTTGAATAAATTCTTCATACTCAAAATCAAAATCCTCATGCACTTTTTCACATACTGTGTGCAGTTTTTCAAGCGGAGACATCGTTCTATTATGAGCTAAAATTCTTGGTATATCAAAATATAATCTGTCTAACGTGGACGAACCCTGTGTTACATTTCCAGTGAGTCCACTTAATGTCAATTTATAATGGTTCGAAGGTTGAGCAACCGACGTGATTGCTTCTTTAACTTTTGTAAACGCCCGTCTAACTTTTGAGACTGGTTGAACATTAAAAACATTTTCAAACAACACGCGAGGCAGATCTTCTCCATGGGCGATAATTAAAATAGTAACAAATCTATATGGGACGATCAATTTTAAAAGTTCTGTTGGTTGGGCGGGAGTAGTCATCGTTTGTTATTTTTTCAGTTGCATAATATAAACATAGAATAAATTTATAATTTAATAGTTATATTTATAATATTATACTGTAAAGTACCAATTGTAACTAATAATAAATGTCAGTACTACACGTATCAAAAGATCGAGAAATAATATACACTCCTGAACTGGATCACGTTCTTTGCGAAAAAGGCGAAGAATGTGAAATGTATTCTAGACTGCACTTAATGGCATATAAAAAATTTAGAAAACGGGAAGTTATGTTCAATTTACCAATTATCACAATAACTGCGCTTATTGGATTCGTTTCTGGTCTAAAATTGGATTTTGAATATATACATCTTATTTTAGGAGGAATGAGTTTATATGCCAGTCTTATGAAAAGTTATTTTTCGTATTTGAAAATAAGCCAAAAAAGTGAAAACCATCGAATCGCATATATTCAGTATGACCAAATTCACAATGAAATACGGTTAGAACTATCATTAGACCCTTCAATTCGAAAAAATGCAAATATGATGATGGACATCATGAGAATCAAACTTAAAAATTTGAGAGAAGTATCAGAAATACTAGACAATTCGATAATAAATCAATATAAGCGCGAGCTTCGAATATCAAATAAGTCTGAAACTTCAAATGAAATTTCCAGGCTAGAAAGAATTGTTGATGAAATAAAAAATAGAAACAAGTTGCATGAAGTTTCATCGGTCACACCAATAGTCCATGCTAACCATGAAAATGCTAATTCTGACGAAAGTCAAAATAAAGGTCAAAGTAACGTCGCCCATTTTTTACACTTTGGTCACCCCCCGGTTCCTCCAGATCATAATCCTCCTCAGTATAAAAGAAGCCAACCTGTTGAATTAAAAATTGCAAGTCCGATACAGACTTATAACCAGTTAAAAAAAACAGCAAGTTTTTTACATGGGTCCGAAGTTGGAAACTATCACATCGGTAATCCAGATAAAAATAAAAATGTATATTGTGACTATCGAAATTACGCCGGCGGACCTCAGCTAGATAGTAATAATATGGTGTACGACACGTCGGATAGTGAAAAAGACTCAGTGCATGGAACATGCGTTTAACTTACCTTACCCATAAATTGATCTCATTTCAGAGTATGTCATATTTCTGCCATGTATTTGTTTGAATTCATCATTTCCATTCTCAATAATGTTGACAAGCGTTTTTTCGTTTACATTATTTGTTTTTATTAAATCCACTACTTTTTGTTCTCCTTCTTTTTCAAGTTTATTTTTTAAGTCACGGTCACTATTCATTTGAACGGGATTTGTATTTGTATTGTATTTGTATATGTATATACGTATTCTTCTATACCATTTTACATTACACTTTTATACATTTATATCTTATATAGTTAAATGAAAGTGTATTAAATATAACATGATGATAATAATTATTCGAATTATTCAAATAACAATTTAACTGACCCGGCAAATGTGTGGCATTTTTTATTATCAAACTGTTACCAGATCCAACTGTCACTCAAATAGTTCCAGTTCTAGTTCCAGTTCCAAATCGCTTTCTACAAACAAAACGAAAGAACTATTTGCAGATTTTTCAAAAATTCAGCATCGCGGACCTGACAACAGTCATTTTCAAAAACATATTTCAAGTTCGGGAAACGTCTCGTGCATTTTTGGATTTCATCGATTGGCAATAAACGGACTTGGGTCTGATGGAAACCAGCCATTTACAGTTGGACAATGCAAACTTATATGCAATGGTGAGATTTATAATTTTAAAGAACTGATTAAACAGTATGGTCTGGAAAAGGTATGTACAAGCAATTCTGATTGTGAAGTCATATTGCATTTATATATGCGGATTGGAATGGAGGCTACACTTAATGCACTTGATGGAGTTTTCGCGCTTGTTTTGTTTGATGGTGCAAGAGAAAAAACGTATGTTGCGCGGGATCCATTTGGAGTAAGATCATTATTTATCGGAACTGAGATAAACATAAATGATACCGGGTCACTGACACCTTCCCAGTTTTCAGTAGCAAGTGAAATGAAGGCATTGTCCCATTGCGCTCCACATCACGTTGCACAATTTCCATCAGGGTGTTATTTTGAATATGATAATAGCATACATAGAGGGAATTATTTTTCATATTATAAATACATTTCACTTGACATGATAAATTTGACAAATGTAAAAACGACCATGAATTTTAATGTAAACCATCATGGCAATAACCAAGTATCACTTACAAAGCTCAAGGATTTACTTGTAAGTGCTGTAACGAAACGTCTCATGAGCGATCGTCCAATTGGAGCATTATTGTCTGGAGGACTTGATAGTTCATTAGTTACTGCAATCATATGTAAATTGTGCAAAAAAAAATCATTTTCGACAACAGCATCAGCATCAGCATCAGCATCAGCATCAGCATCAGCATCAGCATCAGCATCAGCAAAATCATCATCATTAAGTAATATCAATACATACAGTATTGGATTATCGGGTTCAGTTGACTTATTTTGGGCAAAACGGGTATCCGAATTTCTTGGCACAACACATCATGAAGTATGCGTTTCCGAATCCGATTTTTTAAATGCAATTGATGCTACGATCGAACAAACTGAAAGTTATGATACAACTACAATTAGAGCGTCGGTAGGAAACTACTTGGTTTCAAAATATATCGCAGAATCAGGACGTACGAATGATGTGGTTATTTACTGCGGCGACATGTCCGATGAAATTTTCGGATCATATCGCGGCTTTTGTAACGCTAAAACTGACTTTGAATTTGAAACCGAAAATGAACGTATGGTAAGCGACGTTCGATTTTTTGATTTGTTACGGTCAGACAAGAGTATAAGCGGATGTGGATTAGAAGCGAGAGTTCCATTTGCAGACAAGGCGCTAGTAGAATATGTGATGCAGTTAAACCCCAAACATAAACGTTTTAATACGGGGTCGTTTATGGAAAAATCAATCCTTCGATGCGCGTTTGATGCACTTGACGAGGACCAAGCAATACTTCCAAGCGATGTTCTTTGGCGAAGAAAGGAAGCATTTAGTGACGGTGTTAGCGCACAACCTCTTTCGTATGACCCCCAAGCTCCGCAAGTTCACAATACAGGTTCATCCGAAGAACGGCCTCTTCGAACTTGGATTGATATGATTCGTGATTACGTTAATGAGCGAGTTAGCGACCATGAATATGCCATAGAACGCACCAAATTCGTGCATAATACACCGTACGATAAAGAAAGTTACTATTACCGTAAAGTGTTTGACCGTCTTTATCCTGGACGCGATCGCGTTATACCATATTTCTGGAGGCATCCATTTTGTCAAGAGCTTGATCCGTCTGCTCGATTACTTAACATTTCAGCGTCCGCATACTCATCGTCTTCTCCATCTCCAAATACTAGTCCTCTTTTGAATGCGATGACGCCGGCACCGGACTTGACCCTTTCACGTTGCGAATAAGTCCTTGATTTGATAATTCATCAGCACGTTTATTGTCATTTCGATAAACGTGCCTGAATTCAATCCACTTGAATTGCGCGGCTAATCCCTTAGCAGTGTCGTGGTAATTTTTTATGTTATCCGATTTCACAGCATAGATCCCTTTCATTTGTTTTATAATGAGCTCGCTGTCGCCTTGGACTAGCAACCGCGCTATATTTCGTCTCAGCGCTTCATGAAGACCCATTATAAGTCCAGTATATTCCGCTACATTATTTGTTTCTTTATCGCCAATGTATCTTGCATCTGACCATATTTCAGTTGTACCTTCATAAATAACTGCCCCCGCTCCAGCTCGTCCCGGATTACCTTTGCTGCAACCATCGAATGCAAGTTTATACGTCTCAAGCGTTTGAAGCGGCATTAAAGGCTTTTCTGCATTTGATATTGGTACTGTAGCACTTGTATGGGGTTTAAACATGGCGAACGGGTTAGTGGTTGGCGCAGGAAGAGTCAGACTTATATTTGAATTTGAAGTTGAAGCTGTTGATTCATTCAGATCAATTTTTTCATCAACATCATTTGATTTCAATTCTAAGTCTAACTTTAAAGACTGGCTACGATACGCTGCTTCATAGCCTACAAAAGGGCTCTTACTTATAACAGGTTTTTTATGGTTGGTTCTGGGTATAAAGAAATTAGACATATAATATTTGCGCTTTGATAAAGGAATTGTGTTCAATGTGCGTTTCATTTATGTATCTATTTATCTATTATTTACCTATTTATAAAAACTTTACTATAAAACACGTATTGTTAATTATTAATTGTTATTAATTACTAAAAATTATTAACAATTAACTAATAAAAATTTAAAATAAAAAACGAATAAAAATGAAGTGAAAATAAAAATAACTTCATTAAATAGTAAAAGTAAAATAATAAATAGTAAAATAATTTGCTGTCTATTAAGGTCGTTATGCAAGACAAATTAACAAAAAAAAATAGAACGTTCAAAAAAAAAGACTATCAAAGCAATGACGGCATGTTGACGACAGTATGGGGTCCTGGTATGTGGCACTTTTTACACACTATGAGTTTCAATTATCCTACACATCCAACCCATGAACAAAAAGTACAATATCGAAATTTTATGTTGAGTTTGCAACATGTTTTGCCGTGCAAATATTGTCGTCAAAATTTGCATAAGAATTATAAAACATTTCCTTTACAAATGTGTTATATGAAAAACCGGGATACATTTTCGCGTTACGTTTATCGACTACATGAAATTGTGAATAAATTACTTGGTAAAAAAAGTAAATTAACTTACTGTGACGTTCGCGAACGATATGAACATTTTCGATCAAGGTGCACTGTAAATGATGACACTAAAAAGGTGTTTAATTTCAATGTATTTAAACATTCAAATAAAACTTCTCAAAAAACTCGAAAACATAAAAAAAAAGAAACAGGATGCACCGAACCGTTGTACGGCGAAAATTCAAAATGCGTTTTAAAAATTATTCCAGTAAATGAAAAAGAACCGACCTTCACAGTTGATAATAAATGTGTTAAAAAACGCGTTGACAATGATTGACAATGATTGGATCGTATTCATATTCATATTCATATTCGTATTCGTATTCGTATTTGTTTATGAAAGAACTTGAATGTCATCTAAAATGCTTACACTATCGCCATCAATGATTGTTTCTGCGCCAATATCCAAATTTACGCTTTCGCCAATTTGAATTCCGTTTTGACCAGAGTCGTCGTCATCGCCGTCTCCAGCATATCCCATGCGACTTTCACGTTCCTCTTCTGGATAAGGCGAATCAATTGATGTTACTTTGACATCATCGTTAAATTTCACTTCAGGGGACAAAGTGTTCGTCGGTGCATCGCTTGACTGTACATCGGCAAGAATTTCTCGCATCGCCTCAAGTTCCTTTGCCTCGGCAGTTTTCATTTGTTCGCGTTCTATTGCTTCAAGAACCGACACTTTTTCTGATTCGGAAGAACTAGCTTCACCGTGTGTATTTACTGCACTAGTTGTTTTTGAAGGTGCCAACTCTGGCATGGGATCATTTTCAAGGTTTACATCTATACCAGAACTAGAATTAGTTGATTCAAGTATGGGTTCTTCACCGACAATGTTAGTTTCCTCAGTTACTTCAACGTCCTCTTCAATTGTTGGGTCCATGTAACTCCGAATTAACTTTTCTATTGGAATGGAGTCACGCATAGCGTTCAGTATACATTCTTTTACAATCAGTTCAATTTCTCTGCGATTTCGCTGAACAACTAATGAATTTGTATTTTTTTCGTATAAATACATATTACTGTACAATTTACGAGCTGCGTGAATATACGCATTATGAATAAAATCGGTGGCTTTTGGAACATCGACGTTTATTTTTTTGTTTTTCATTCCTACACGCATACAAGTCAAACTTTTAAGTTGCACCACATGAACACATGCGATTAAATCTTCCATG